TGATCTATTTCCAGAATTAGATTTAGAATAAACATCATAATATACTAGAATTGCATTAAATCTAAAATCTCCACCTCTTTTAGAATAATCTAAAAGGTTGTTTAATTTTTTATCACTTACAATTTTAGAATATGCTGAAGAATTCCATTCAATCCCGTAATTGTATGTTGAATTCGAGTCTATATTAATAGAACCGTTTGAGCTATCTGCTAAAGGATCTAAATTAATATTTGCGTCCGGATGTGCTTGACCGCTTCTACCGTTAATAGAGTTAGTTAAAATCTCGTAAGAAGTTGCTGTAGTGTTGTAATCACTAGATTTAAATAAAACTTTAGGTGTATATCCTACGTAAGAAGGTACGTTTACAAATACTTCATTATACGTATCTCCTTGATAGTTTTTATCATTTGTTACGTCTACATTTCCTAAATATTTAACTACTTGGCTATATTCAGATCCATTTTGAACTGAATCATCTTCTTCAACTACTCTAGAATATCCTGTAGATGCTTCTTGTGAAGTTGCTGGCCTTGTTCTAAAAGCTCCTAAATGATTTAACCATTTAAAAAATATTTTTTCAGAATCAGAAGAGTATAACGTGTTATCAAAATCATCATCATTTAATATAAAGTTTTCTAAATTAAGCGCGTAATTTTGAAAAGTTTGTGCAAAGTGACGATTGGCATTATCGTCGGGTAGTGTATCACTATAGTTTGGCGCTGATGAGTTTCCACCAACAGGTCCACCTTCAAATAGATTACTAAATTGAATATAATTATTAGTACTACCAGGTGATGGCTCAGCAACAACTGGAATATCTAAAAGCGCAAATTTTGAATACTCAAAAACAACATCAGGGTTATAATAAGCACGAGTAAGATCTCTAGCAGCGCTAGAAAAAGCATACATAGTACCACCCTGTTCTTGCGGTATTCTTATTAATGGTGTAGCCATTTAATTTTTATTATTTTTTATTAGAATGTAAGAGTACAGTTAACATCAGAGATTAAATACCATAATCCGTTATAGTATCTCATTGTTAAAGTACCGTTAGGTAATATTGTTGCAGCCGTTGGTCCAGCGATGTTATTAACATCTAATTGAACATTTGATCCGTCTGCTATAATAGTAACCTCTTGTCCATCATCTCCTGCTGGAAATACTAAAGGCTGTGCTAATCCAGATGCATCTAAAAGATACGTAGATTTTTCATAGTTACCTGCTGTTGGTACTGCAGAAACTGCAGCAACAGAGTGTCTTAATCCTCCTTCTAATATTAATGTGTTTTCTAAAGTAACTGGTAAAGACGCTGTTATATTTGATGTGTTAACTACAAATAAGTTAGATCCTCCGTTAGTTAAGTTAAGTTCTGAAGCGCTAACAGATCCTGTTAATGCTAAAGATTGAGTTTGAACGTTCAATAAACCTGTAACCTGATCTAAGTTATCGTCTAGAGACGAAAAGTTGTCGTTGATTAAGATTCTTGAAGACGCTAAACTGTCTGTTCCTAAAATTGTTGTGATACTTGCCATTTTAAATTATTTTTAAAATATTTTTTGTTATTGAATTTTTATTGCCATTTGAATCAGTTAAATCTAAATTAATTGTATAATATCCTTTATGTTTTAACAAATAAGTTAATCTCTGATTACTATAATATATATCCTCGATATTTAATGTATTATTAACCAATTTCCATTCTGATTTTACGACCCCTGGCATGTTGGTTAAATCATATGAAAATGTGACATGATTTAATAAATTTAGCTCAGCTAAGTTGTTGATTATATATGTATCATCAAACCCTGGGTTGTAACTTGTAAAGTTAATTTTTTGATCTATAAGTCCTCCGATTGGATTACTAAAAGATACTGTTTTAAAATCATGAGTTCGTGCCGGTTCTTTACCAACTGCTAATATATAAGGACAAACGTCCTGTCCTAAAGATCCATTCCCAGTTACTAAATTACCATCAGTGTCTACTAGGATAGCATTATAATTAAATTTAGAAATTATAGGATATATTAAAGGATCTACATTGTTTAACTCGTCAGCGACTGCTTCCCATGCTAGTACATCAGCTGCGTCAGATGGATACGTTGATTGAATTGCGTATGAATCTGTATTTATTGTCCCAAACCCAGCAGTTTGCTCAATTACTAAATCAGTTCCTTGAGAATATCCATCTGAATTTGCTATCTTAATCTGAAATGAAGAATTTATATCTGATCCTATTCTTGTCATTTTCCAAGTAGTTTCAGGACCGTCTTCCCATGTTTGAGTTTCCAAATCTCCCCATTGATATGGTCCTGGTGTTTCGTTAAAACCAGTTGCTTGATTAGGATCTATGTATCTCCTAACAGTAGAATGTGGAGTTCCATTGTCTTTATCGTCTGACATATAATTGGCTCTATCCATTGTTAAATAAAGAGTACTTATAGTATCTGATACTGGCATTAGGTTTTCTCTAGACCAATCCCAACTACTTCCAGTTTTATTCCATTGATATGTATACTCATTCCAATTTAATTTCTTAGTAGCTCTTTGAGTTAATCCATATACTTCAACATTTTTATTCAATACTTCAATCCATTCTTTATGAATTCTAGTAGAACGTACATTGTATAAATCATGTAAATGTGCTTCAACAGTATATTTACCAGCGTATGGTAAAGTCATTGGAAAATGATTCCATTCGTAAACAGGTCCTCTAAAAGATTTATCATATCCTCTAGGTCCTAGTAAATGCCATTCAATTTCATAAACTCCTCTATGCCACCAGTTTTCCCAAGTTAAAAGATGATTACCAGTATCCGTTGCGTCTTCCCATGTAAATTCAGCAAAATCCCATGAATCTTCTAATCCTCTTTCAACATGAAAAGATACTGGAGCTCCAATTGGGATTCCATCTAAAGTATTAAAAGTGTCCTTGCTTAAATCATAATAATTTCTATAAAAAGTTTCTATAGATTCGCATATTTCTAATTTATCTGAAGCCGGTATACTATTAAAGTCTTGATTAAATCCTGTAAGTCTATAATCTACTTTACGTAAATCTTCAATGTAAACATTTCTAAGAGCTGGTACTTTTTCAGGCACAAACTCAATTCCAGCGTTTTGATCTTTAATATTATGTTGGTTATTCCAAACGTTTTGATTAAATTGAGAAAAGTAATCTCCTTCTCCTGTGATATCGACTATCTTAGCCTGTAATGGTAAATAATCTTTTTGAAGTTTATTTTTTAAACCATATAATTTTACTAAAACTTCATCTGGAGAATAATCTAAAGCTTCTTTAACCTTAGGAATATCCCATTGATCTAATTCTCCAGTTGCGTTGTTTAATCTGTATACTAAAGAAAATCTAGATGTTTTCTTCTGATTAGAGTTAGGAAGATCCGTTGTTTTATTTTTGTCAGCTAAAAACCCTGTAACTTCCTGATTAGGAACTGCTACTGCTTTTAATTTTCCAAAATTCTCGCTCTGTTCGTTTATATTTAACCAATATTCTTTTAACGTAATTTTATCATATCCGAAGAAATCAATAGCACGTAAAAGAGCTTTATAAGTCCCTATAAAGGGTTTAATAGAAGAAGCCTGTAATAATAGTTCTTTTCTCTTTTGGTTTAGTAGAATGTGGTCAGGTGATTGCTCGCTAATGTTTGAGTCTCTAAATATAAAATAATCTAAATCACCTAAATTCATTCCGATGTTAGTTAATAAAGTCTTAAGTCTTTCGTCTTCAGCCTCAACTTCACCGTATATTTTAATGTTTGCTATTTCTCTAGTTTCAACTCCATCAACAACCTCAACAATACTTAAAGGTTTTATATGAAATCCTTCTTCTTCTGAATTTAAAGCAACTCGACATGTAATTGGCTTTGCTTGTAAATTTGCAGTGACTACTTTTTTATCTCCTGATGTTGAAGTAGATGTTGTTGAAGATAAAATAGGTTCTGATTGAAATAAGTCTTTTTTAACTATAAGCTCTCCATTATCTGATTGTGCGCTATATAGAAAAACGTCTTCGCTAGAATTATAGTCTTTTTCAAATTTAAATTTAAATGCAACATCTCCTATTGATTCTGCAATTGGAGTTACATAAAGATCTTCAAATAAAGGTCCTTCTACATTTTCTAAAACGTGTAACGTTAGAGTTTCATATAGCCCTGCAGAAACTAATGGTAAATATACAACACCCTGCCATATATCTAATTCATCATTGTAAATTAAATTAAGGTCATTAGAATCGTTATCGTAAAATCTTAGATTTTTATATGTCATTATCTAAATTTTTTGTAATCTTTTTTTGTTGTAAACGATTTAAATCCTTTTAAATACGTTACTGCGTTTACTAAATCAGTTAATGCCTTTTGAATTAATACTATAAAATCATTCATCGTATTATTTCTAATAATATATGCAGATAAAGAACCTCTTAAAATATTTTCACTGAAGTCATTTCCTAAATTTTTTCTAGAATCTACTGCAGATTTACGTACTTCGTAATTTCTCTTTTGTCTACTTTTAAATAAATTTTGAATAGGTGAATTTGCCATTATAGTGCTTTTCTATTTTTAGCCTGTATCTGTGCGAATATTGTATTCTTTACAGCAGGTTCATCAAAGTAAATAGATAGTGCTGCCATTTCGCCAAGCTTAGCGTCATCTAATACTTCAACACCGTCTCTATCTTGCCAACCTCCTCTAAACAATGCAACTTCTTGAGATTCTAAAATAATATCACCAAATGAATCTAAGTTAATAACTTCTTCTGGTAATGCAGCATTAGGTTCAAAATCAACTCTCTGAGTTGTTACAGTTCTTTTAAAGAAAACGTATTTAGATTTACCATTTCCAATATCTTCTAATACCGGCGTTGATGGAGTTACTGTTACTTTTTCTAAAGTATAGAATCCATTTCTTCTTGCGTCTTCTTCAACTTGAGAAGTAAATTTAACGTTAACTGAATCAATACCTTCAATTGATTCTAAAATTGCAATGATATCTGATTTAGGTAAACGGTCTCTTCTTGTTATGCTAATTAAATATTCGCTAATTTTAGATCTTATTTCAGAGTATAACGTTTTTTTGTTATAACCTTCAAAATATCTTACTTTAACATCCATTCTAAATTTTTGTACTTTAGGTTCTACTATTTTAACTTCAGTAGTAACCATCTGTTGTCCGCTTTTTTCTAATAGATTTAATATTCCATTCTTTTCATCACTTGAGAAAAAGAACTCATCTAACCCTAGATTAAAATAATCTTTATTCTTTGTTAGTTTTTTCTTTGTATCTGGTAACATAAATAAATAAATCACATTGTCGTCATCTAAATATCCGTCTTCAGTTGTGTTATATGCATCTAAATAAGAGAACATTCCGTATCTTGAAAGAAAATGCTCATAAGAATTTGGAGTAGCTAAAATAAATGAATGAGACTGTAGAGGTGCAATTAACTTTGTTAATGCGATATCCTCAGGGTCTGCTCCCATTTTAGGAGTTACTGTAAATGAAGATTCTAATAATTGGTTTAAATCATGTTCTTCTCCTAAAGAATCAAATCCTTCAGTTACAAATTTAAAAGTTAAATCTTTAGAACCTGTGAGATTTCCTCCAGAACCATCTGTTACAATGTATTCTATATCAATACTTGCTCCTTCTTGCGGAATTGAACCAAAAGAACCATTACCAAAATAAACATCTAACCCTCCGTTGATTCCAGTTTTAACTAAATACCCTTTAGTACCAACCTTCATGTCATATAAAGAATCATATTTAGTCCATAATTCACTATTAACGCTTACTCTAACTGAGTGATGATCTGTTATGCCTTTTATTATAATGTTAAAAGATTGAAGTTTTTCTCCAGTAGCTGTTACTGTTTGGTTTTCAACTTTACCTTGAATAACTGGTATGTATATATAGTTTGAGTTACTTTTTTCAATTCTAAATTTATCAGCGTTTGTCTTTAAAATGTATTCTAATCCATTTGAAGAACATTTAATTGTAGAGTTTTTAGAAATATTTAATGCGTCACCTGCAATATCTGTAGATGCTGATGTGTTTAGTCTTATTTTTATTTCGCCATACGCACTTGCACCTCTAAAAGCGTCATGACCTGCTAGCCTTGATAATCCATAAATTGATTCTGGATTTTGTGCAGTTAAAATATTTTGCTCAACCGTAGAGTCTTCAATATAGAAGAAAATTAGTTTAGTTATTTCAGATAAAACATCAAGAATTTGAGAGAAAGGAGACGCAGTCGTAAACAACTCACTCGTTCTTCCATATAAACGAGCAATGTATGTTCTCGTATCTGAGATCATTTCATTAGCTTTAATTCTAGATGTATTTAAAAATTTAAATTCAGCCATTTGTTTTTTTTATAATTTTATATGTATACTCCTAATTGAAGTCGCGAATCAATAGTAATATCTAAAAACACTGCGTGTCTGTCTACTTCTTTTGCGTAATCAACTTGAATATCTACACTATATTTTTGAGCTAAAGGTGCGTATTGAGCTATTTGCTCATTAATTACTTTCTTTAGCTGGAAATCATTATATCTTAATTCATATACGTAATCTTCTAAACTTGCACCAAACTCTAAATCACCTAGAACATCTCCTTTTCTCGTGAAAAGTATTGTTTCTATTTGAGTCATTAACATAGAAAGCTCAGCGTCTTGCTGCAGCTTATCTGGGCTAAAATTTGGTTCTCCTATTTCTTTTACGTAAAACTCCATATATCTATATATACCACTAAGAATGCATCATCCAATCAGCACCTTCATCTGTTTTTATTTCTTCAATTACATTTTCTAATTCAGTTTCTCCTAAACCTTGAATAACATCAGCATTTACTTGAATATTTCCAGGTAATGTAAATCCGAATATAGAAAGCTTTTGTCCTAGCGAAACCTTTATTTTTGCTGCGCAATATCTAAAGAATGCTTCATCACTAAAAAGATTACACTCTGGAATAGTTTCATATACTTCTAATATAACATCTTTTTTAGGAGTATCTCCCATAAATTTTAACTGATGTGTTAATTGGTTATATTGAAAACTAATTGGATTCTCTAAAACTTGTCTTGCTAAGTCGTAAAAACTTTCATTAATAACATAGGCTTGCAAATTTTCAGCTGCTGCTGCAGTTCCAGCTCCACCATATAATCCTTGAGCCATCATTCTTTCCATTGCAAAATCACCGGTCGTGAAATTAATATCGTTTGTCATTCCCGATCTTGATCCTGTTTCAAATACACCGTAAACTGAATAAACTTCGTTTCCTTTGCTAGTGTCATCCATTCCAGGTAGTGTGATAGCTCTATTTTGTTTAAAATATTCTGAATCAAAAAGAGCAACTGGTAAAACTACAAAAGATTCTTTTACAGAATACTCATAATTTTTATAAAACCATTTTTTAGCTCTTTTTACAATGTTCTGAACTTCTTTCTTTGGAAGATTCATAGGGATCATACAAGACCCTGTAACTTCTTCTGCTAGTTCATTAACAAATTCATTAAAACAGTCACTCCCTAATTGAGGGTCTGCTAACCATGAATCGTCTCCTACAAATATATTACTCATTTTTATATGTACTTTATTTTATACTTCTTGATACAACACCTTTTCAGTGTTATCGAATTTAGCTGTTTTTTTATCGTATTTACCTTCTCTAAATATTCCGCCTTTCATACTTCCTTTAAATATTCCATTTGTTCCATATATATACGCATCATTTGCATGACAGCTTTTATGTATATATGAATTTTTAACTTTGGAAGAGTTTATCTGACAATTATCATAAAAATTACACTCATCAACATCAGATCCTTCTAATTGACATTGAAATAAATCAGAGTGAGAAACTTCTCCTCTAATATGGCAATTTATAAAATCATAATTATCTAATTCAACGCAATACGATAGCTTTCCATCTTTTACTTGAACCCTACCGGTATCAGTATCATAATTTATATGGCCTTTTGAAATCGCACCATGCGTAAATAATCGCATAACTTGTTCTTTTATATTTGCCCAGTAAATATCTACTATTTTATCTTCTTTATTTAAATCAACACTGAATTGAATATGTTTCCAATTTTTTTCAATTTCTCTCCAATTTCTTCTAGAATCTATAATTCTCTTATTATCTGCTAATATTTTTTTAAGTTCTAGTGCATTTAGATCTGTAAATCTTTTAGACTCTGTTGAATTCCATAATTGAACTAAAAAACTATCTAACATGTGTAATATAGTTGATGTCTTTTTTTCCCAATCGGCTCCACCAATATATCTAAATTCTAAATAATTACTATGTCTTTTTTCAAAGTTAATTCCATAGTATTTAGAATCGGGGTAAATAAAATTTTGTTGATTAATTGTTTTACCGTCAAAGAAATAAGTATCTTTGTTAGGTAAAATAAATTTAATAGATTTTGCGTATGCTGAATCTTTTCTTTCTGGAAAGAATTTAAAAACTTGATTTTCTTTAAAATCTAAAATAAACTTAAGAACGTTCATTTTAGATATTCTATTTTTATCTTCAATCTTATTTTTATCAAAAGAAATATTCAAATGTATTGAAGATCTATCATTAGTATATCCATTCTTTTCTATCCACGAACACACATTAATAATCATTAACCTCGCAGAATAATAAGGTACTGCACCGGTTACTAATTCCATTAACTTGGCGCCACCACTCATGTCTGGTTCTATTTTAAACTCATCAGAAGTTACAACAAAGTCACTATGTGCTTGTTCCTCTACTCTGATTTTTTTATTTAAAATCCCAGCAAGTTCTTTAGCAGTTTCCTCTATTGAAATATTTGAATAAAATTCAAATTCTACACCAACTAAGGCGTTTTTCAGTATTTCTGAATCATTAAATGTTTTCATCCGCGAATATATTCTAAACTTAAGTTAGTTTATATATTCGTATTATATTATCATAATACCCGGATTTAACTAATAACGTAAGGTTTATCCCATTTACCAATATGGACCCAAGTGTAGTAATCAGGTATCATTCCATAATCACCATCTTCAGTTGATGCTCCCTTTCCTTCGTTTAAAATTGGCATAATAACATCCATAACATCTGCAATTGATGGATTACTTTCATACTCTTCAGTATTTCTATTCCAAGTTTCAGCACGATAGTCATGATATTGGTTTAGCTGGGTATATTCAGTTCCAAAATCAGTAGGACCTGACATAATTGCAACTTTAATACCTGAATAATGTTCAGTTGTAATAGATAATTTGTACTGTGGAAGAGCTTCTTTAAGTGCTTTTCTTTTTGATTTTACTTGTTCTTTTGTGATGTAAGGCATCTTTATTTGTTTTTTAATTACTATACTAATATAAGCAAAAAAAACGACATAAAAAAATTTTATGCCGCTTTTTTTTAAAAAATATTAATTTTTTATAGTTTTAAAAAGATTTTTCTTGTCGAAGCATCTATTCTTGTAACCTTAACATTAATATCGTTACCTGGTTTGATATCTTCTACATCAATACCTTCAAGTTCTGAAATATGTAATAAACCTGCAACTCCTTTTTCAATGTCTACAAAGATTCCATAATCTTTAACAGCTTTAACTTTACCAATAACTTGGGTAGGCGCTTTAATTCGATCTTCAATACCTTCCCATAAATCAACAACAGGTTTAGCATCTAATTGAGTTAGAATGATTTTAGTTTCACTTACAATTTCTTTTATTTTGAAATTGATTGCATCACCAGGTTGTATCTCTCTAGCTTTGTGGGCCTTTAATAATTCAGGTGTTAAATCATTAACATGAATCATACCAGTTAAACACTCGTTAAATTCAACAAATACTCCATATTTCGCAGATCCTGTAACATTACCTGATAAATCTTGTGTAAGATTTTCTTTAAGGTCTGAAATCTTAGAAGGAATCATGGCTTTTAAATATTCTCTATGAGATACTACAATAGTTCCTCTCTTTTCTGAAAAACTAACAGGTACTACATACATCTCAGTTCCTACTATAGATTCAAAATCTGGAAGTTTATTAATTCCAGCCAAAGAACCTGGCATAAAACAATCTATACCTTGCACATTTACAATATAACCTCCGCCTGGTATCATATTAGCTACTTTACCAATATATGCAGTGTTTCCGTCTTTAATAGATTCCATTATCTCAGCAGCAACAGCAGTCTTAACTCCGGCTGAAATAGATCCTAAAACAAATCCTCTAGCTCCTCCCATTTGTAAAACCTGAATCTTAACTTCATTTCCTACGATAAAAGATTCTCTAATACTTGCTTCTTCTTTTAAGTAATTTACGTACACCATTTCTCTATACCCAATATCAACAGATACCCATTCAGTATTTACACTATAAATAGTACCAGTGTAGATCTCACCAGCCTCAATACTCATTTGTTGATTAGGTGTTTCTGCCTCGTGGCCCATTAAAATGTTTAAGAAATCTTGTGCGTAAGGATCCTTACATAAAACTTTCCAGCCATGTGGAATGTTTTTTAAATTCGTGTTTGCCTTTCTAGTTTGTGATGGACATCCAGCTTCATGCTCAGCCCAATTAAACTCTTCTGGCGGTACGTTAGCATTAGCTAAAACGCGATCTTCTTTTTTTTCAGTAGCAACTTCTGGTTGCATTGTTCCTGAAAGTCTTTTTCTTTTTTGTTTAACGTCTTGTGACATTTTTTTTAATTTAAGTGGTTAATAATAATTCTTTTTATATATTTGTTTTTTCTAGAACACTACGGGAACAAACCCGATCATAGGTATAGGAGAAGTTGGTGTTATAATTCCTCCTAAATATATGAATTTTAATTCTAATAAGTGCATACTACACGCAGCAGCGACTGCAGTTGCAACTGCTACTGAAGGAGGTCTGTGCATCCCTTTTAGTTTAAACTTTTTACCAGTGTTAAACGCTCTCCTTAATTTATTTGCTAATCCAGCTTGGTTACCATAATAAATAGGAACATATTTTCCTCCTAGAGGTGCCGGCGTATTACATGGCGGCACAGGTGGGCTTGCTTTCAAAGGCTGAATTGTTGTGCTTTTCCAATAGTCTATAATAGATTTAGCTAAATCATCATATCCGTCTTCTTCAGCAGGATCTTCTGCTAAATCTATATCTTTATTACTTACACAAGCAGTTACTCTATCAAACCATTTATCTTGTTCTTCATCATATTTATCTAATTTAGCTGATTTTCTTAGTCCTTCAACAACCGTGGTTTGTCCTCCAGCAAAAGGCATATCGTATACTTTATCATAAGTAAATGCGATGATTGCGGTAGGATCAAGCCATTTAGGTAAATCAATATCTAATTTCTCACTAACCTGCCATGTGTATTGATTTATTTTAGAGTTTTCAATAATTTCTTGTATATCAAACCTATTGTATATTATATTGCTGAATTGGCTTGCTACTCTTAGATCTCCATTTGCGCGAGCTTCTGCTATAACTTTATCTTTAACAACATCTGCTAAATCTTTTATTTTATCTTCTAAATCTTTTAATATAGTTCGTACCCACCCTGGATAATGAACGCCACTGAAGCTGTTAAAGCGCTTAACCCATTTATAAAAGTTTTCAGTTTCGTCATTTTGTAATAAAACACGCTCAGTTAAAGAGTTTAATAAATAATCCTTAACATCCTTATTACTAAGGTCTAGAGAATCCGTGTTTAATATATCTAATATCTTTGGAGTTGTATCTTGCTGGTCCGACTCGTCTTCTAGTGTGTTTACAATAACAGGTTCTCCTTTTTCTGAAATAGTAATTGTCACTTCTTTATTAATTACTTTAATTAAATTAAGATCTTCATCGTATACTTCTTTAAAAATATATTTATAATCTCCAGGCGTAGAAGATATACGAGTCGTAAATACGCCGTCATTTGCTCGTTCTATAGGTTGATCTTCTTCGTTTATAGAATATAAAAATTTATATTTACCAGATTCGTTAAAACCATATATAGTTAAAACCGCGAATAAATCAGGAGATCCTGCATCGATTAACTCTTGATCTTTTTCTAATTGATCACTTATTAATTCTTCAATATTAATTCCGCCAGTAAAATCTTTTTCATCAACAAAAGGATCAGGGCATAAAGATTCAAACAAAGAGAAAAATTGAAATTTATCATACGTATGTGTTTTTTCAGGTTTGCTATTTTCTCTATAATCAATAAATGTTATTTCTAAATCTCTATTTTGATTAATACAATCTTCTATTTCACAAGTTGTATTATTAGTATAATCAGGCACTACCGTAGGTTCGTTAAAATCTGCAAATTTAGGTAATTCAAATTTATCTTCAAAAGATACAGTTTCTTCGTTAAATATTTTATTGAAGGCTGCTACAAACCCTGTGTCTAAAATAGGTTTTTGACCAGATACATGTGTTTGTCCATAGGGAGATTGTGAAGTTTTAACAGCGTTAAAATATTCATTAGATAAAAATAGAGCCCACTCTTCAACTGAATCATACCCTTGACCTGACATTTTGTCAGATACGTTTTTAATAAATTTAGGCCACTGTGCAGGCATAATTATTTATTTTTTTGTTGATAGTTAATATGATTGTTCTTTGCTTGATTTATAAAAATAGGCGTCGGCGCTAATGGAGGCCCAGAAGGTCCTACACCAGTTGGATGAGTATGTGCCTTATAATCATCTAAAAAAGTATTTAACCAAGTTTCTAAAGATACTCCTCTAACAGCTGGTTCGCTTTCGTCAGCCCCAGCTTCTCCTTCATTTGATAAAAATATATTTCCAGAATCTAAGAATATCTTTTCATCTGTTGAAATCTTTATCATACCATCTTCGTCTATTTGAATAAGTGGTCTTTCTTTAGCTCCACTTCCTCTTGTGATTACTAACCCGTCGTCTTGTGAATGATATATTCTTAAGTTTCTTTCAGCGTCATACACTAAACTGATAACGTCCTGTGGTGCTGATGAAGATTCTAAAATATCTTCTTTTAATTCTTTGTTTTGATTAATGTGAAACCAATATTCTGGATGATATATGTTTCCGTTATCAAATCTAACTGCAACTATATCGCCAACTCTAGGGGTTGCATGTGAACCTGGTAAATCCCTATTCATAGGAGTTGCCCATGGAATAGCATCGTCTGGCAAGTTATCAAATTTACCATACACCTTGATTCTACACCTACCTAAATTTTTAGGATCTGTGTTATCGACAACTGCACCTAACCAGTGAGTTTCTCTAATATTATCTTTTTCAAGTTCTTCGCTATTCATCGTATACGCTTCCTAAAGAGTTTCTAGACGCAGTAGTAAGAGCATCTAATACAGTATCTGCACCTGCGGCAGATCCATGAATATTTTCGCCTATAGATTCTTTAATATTGTTAGTTATATCGCCAGTTGCATTATCTACACCAGTTATAAATTCTTTATAAATATTATTAATACTTCTATCTAATCTACCAATAGTCGCGTCCTTTGCAGCCGCTTTTAATTCTTGCATTTTTTCTAAACCTTGGTTTTTCAAATCACCAACTGCTCTATCGACAAACGCCTGTCCTTTTTCTTTCGCTTTATCTAATAACCAATCACCAACAGTATTTGGTGAAACTCCTTCTCCATCAGGAGATGGTGCTAAATTATCAGAACCAAATTCACTTGTTATTATACCATTTAAAACTCTAGATTCTACATTGTATAACACTTCATAATTAAATGCAATTTTACCAGTTGCAGGTGCTTCTGGAGATTTTTGTAAATCTGTAAATATCTCAACACCTTCTTTTATATCAAATTCACAATCCTTTAATGATATCATAAAATAAGGTCTACCCGAAACTCCAGATATTTCTTTATTTTTATCTTCTATACTTAAAGTTGGTTTAAAATTATCTGGAAACCCTCTAAGAGCATCTTTGTTTAAACCACCGATTTTAGGCTTTGCATTATCTTTAATTTTTCTAACTTCACTTACATAAATATAAATTCTAAATTTACGTAAATTGCTAGGAAGAATATAACTCCATTTTCTTTCATCAAATACAGCTTTTCTATAAAGATGCATTAATCCAGCTACAGGTAGATTTAAAGATTCTAATGTTGTAATTTCAATTCTTGCATCGTCTCCTCCCATATACGCATTTTCAGGATTATACTGTTGAGTTCTTTCTAAACCAGAAAGACTTTGCCAGTACCATGGCATTTCATTATTGATAGTTTTTAAAGCCTTTTTAAAATTTTGTAAATTTTCTAATCTTTCTTTATAAAACTCAGATTCAGTTGAATCGGCATTAGCCAATTTAGCTAGATAATTTTCAGCACTTAAAGATAATAGTGGTGAATTTATTTGATCTGTAAAATCAAAAAGCATAACAAAAGACAAGTATGTTGGATCTTGATACGGGTATCTAGATAACTTACTTTTCTTAAAATCTGATATTCTCTTAAAGTCTGACATATAACTATTTATCTTATTTTTTTCGCATGTTTTGGACGTTAGGATCTTGTTTCGATGGATCTAAAGCTGCTTTAGCTTCATTTACAACTCCACCCTCATCTAGTATTGGGTTTACACTAATTCTAGGTTCACCTCTATATACTTCAGCTCCACTTGCGTCAAATACAACTATTTGCAACGTATTACCAGTTATTAAGATTTCATATAAGTGTGGCGTTGGCTCTGGCGTAGGTTCCGGTGTAGGTTCCGGTGTAGGCTCTGGTGCCGGTTCTGGGGTTGGTTCAGGAGCCGGTTGAGGCGCTGGTTGAGGCGCTGGCTCAGGTGCAGGTTCTGAAATATTTTCAGGTATATTATTTATGCGACTTGGCCATTCTCTTCTGAGAAGTTTCATCTTTTGTACAGTTTTGCCTGTTTTCCTTGTATATACATAACTTATTTCTCCAACAATATAAAACCCACTTAAGAATTCATCAATTACCCCAACACCATCGTTTTCATTTCTACTACCGTCGGCTATTTCCTCTTTTTCTTTAGCCTCAAATCCTAATTCTTCTTTCTTGGTCTTTAAAGCAGCATCGGCCGCAGTTTTATCAGGAGTTTCTGAGTATATTGCAACTGGCAATTTTTGATATCTATATATAGCAGGATTCCATGTTGATAATTCAACTTCTAAAAAAACCTTATCAAGCTCTTGAAGATTTTGAACATTATGTAATCCTGCAAAGTTGTAATTTAAGTGTGTATTCGATGTTTCTGCATCACTATGTCTTCTGCCAACATACTTATATTTTATTTCTTGTTTGTATCTCTCCTCGTCCCTACGTCCTTTAAGAGGCTCATGTATGTCTTTAAGATTATTAGAAGATAAAGGCTCAACATCAAAGTTTACTAATCCAGTTTCCTCAGAATCATTCTCAAAAAATTGAAGAACTCTTTTATATCCGTTCTTTTTTACTATTTCCCCAGAATTGTTTTGTATTGCATATTTTGAAATATGTACATTAGTGCCGGCTGCTCCTGAAAAAGATGTTATTGCTAATGGGGATTTATCTATTAAATTAGTTTCATTAGTAGCTTCAGGTCCTAATGTGTCATTTATATTTTCGTCAAAAGAAGAAATAGCATCTTCAAAGTCTTCATCTGCATTTAATATAGAATTTAAATCTACGAAATTAAAATAATAATAAGGATCTACACAACATGTCACAAATGAATCTTCATTGACGTAAGAGTGTTTTACTAAATCCTCGATAGTGTCTTTAATTGGCTCATACGGCGTTATTAAATTCATTGAATCGTCGGTTAAATCTACATTTGAAGCTAAACCTAATTTAAGTTCAGTGGTTATTTTTTCTAAATGATCTAATGTAGTTCCTACTCCGTATGATTTACATTGTTCTGCATATAATCCTGGTATTTTCATCCTACCACTTAACGTATAAATAGCTCCTCCCATATTATTTGCTTCTGCAGATTTAGGAGGTGATATCACATCAACAATATCAAAATCCATTCTAATATCCTTATATATGTCTTTTGCTCTAGAAGCTATTCTTACGTTAATTACATCACCATCTCTTGGGTATGAATCAGCTGAAAATAAGGATTCTGAATCTATTATAGTTATGTTTATTGTCGGAGAAAACTCCGCTAAAGATATGTCAAAATGCTTAATGTCTGGTTTATTAAACCTATAACCATTAACAAATATTAAAGGAAACTCAACACCTAATTCTTGAGATGTATTGTTATCTCCAGGATTATCTCCCTCAGACTCTTTATAAGATTTAAATTTAAGCTTATCAAGTTCTATGGTTGGTTCTAATTTAGTTAAAATTTTACCCTGTACTGCCATATTAAATAGTAATTGTGCCTCCTTCTATATCCATATTCTTTTCTCCATCTTTAAGGATATTAGGTGGAAGTATTTCTTTAGATCCGTTTAATTTTTGTGATGCCTTTTGTTTTAAATATTCAATTCTGTTCTGATCTTTAACAGTTAATCTCTTACTATCCATAAATTGATCTTTAATAGGATGTGAGCTATCTGATTTATCTTGTGGTTTAATAGTTTTCCAATTCTTAAATGGAAGATCAGTATATGGTATATTAAGAACATCTCCTTCATTAATTGAAAATGGATTAGAAATGTTATTGAATTTTAATATTTGTTCAGAGTATGTTGTATTGTTATATACTCTATCGGCAATTAAATCAATTCTACCAACTTCATCAGCATGTACAGTGTATACTGTCATGGTTTTAACATTTTCATTAAATAGAACGCAAGGCTCAGTTAATCTGAGTTTATTATTTTTTACTTTTTTATTATCTATTGATTTCATATTATCCGTTTGCTAATTTTCTCAATTCTTTAACAATATTCGAGTTTTTGCCTTTGGTTTTACCATAAGCATCTACATCTGTTACTGCATTAATATCTACTGAGTCTGATGGTTGTATGTAGAATCTACCACGACCCAGGTTAAACATTGATTCAATTTCAGCTTTATCTCTTGGTCTTGCTGGTTTTAATTTAACAATTACTACCATTCTTTCCGGGAAATCATTAGGTCCCATAGCTCCTTCGAAATTCACTTCAGTATCAGTACATGCCATATTACCCATAACCGCAATAGGATTTAATGGATTACCAATAGTAACATGCCATTGTCCAGTTGAATCACCAGTTAAAAGAGACTGAACTGCTTGTCCTCCCTGTGGAGTATTAAACATTTTCATTAAACCACCTCCTAATAAATTTCCAAAAACTTTACCAATTCCATTCTTTTTTAAACCATCTTTTACATTGTCAAACATTTGAGTCAGACTAGCTCCTCTCCCACTCTTTGTAATATCTTGAAGAACAGTCTGCATAAAACCTCCAAAATCTCCATTTCTTATTTTTTCAATATCACCTAGCGGTTTAGTAATTGATCCATCTCCAATATATCTAACGGCCCCACCCCAAAAAGGAGCATTATTATATGTAAGAGCCAATATGTTTGCAAGTTGATCCATCATTAAAATTTTAGGATTTGATCCTCCAAGATCTCTTAGCTCATATTCAAACTTAAGACTAAATTCTTGATTAAATGTCATACCCTGTTCTCTCATTAAAACTTTATTAATTACATTGATAGGGCCAAACACGTGATTAGGATATGTATTAGTAAATGAATCATACCCTGCATTTGCGTCTGCTGATGCCGTTTCATAAGCGTCTTTACCCTGTGCTGCAGATGCTGCAGCTGATAATAACCTGTCTCCCGCGATTCTAGCTCCAAATGTACCCGATCTCGATTTTGTTTGAGATTGTAGTGTTTGGACTTTAGCCTCAGCTTCTTTCCAATTGAAACCATGTGAAAATTTCATAATATCTGATAGATTATTACCAGTAGATTCTCCCATCCAAGTAATAGCTCGAGCAATATCCGGTTGAGGTACACTCTCACCGCCCATACTTTTTGGAGATATAATATCATCAGGACATGGAAATGAAAATCTTCTTAAAGTAATCATCATGTTATTTGGTATTTTACCAAAATAACGTGTTAATGCAAAATCAGAATAACTATATGCATATCCATAATTATCGGCAATTCCTTCGGTCATTTGTATAATTTTAGATGCAGTTGGATTTGCTAATACACTCGGGTCAATTTTATTAAAATGCTTACTTGCACCACCGGCTTTACCACCTTCTGGGTTTAAAACACTTCCTCTAAAATCAACTAAAGAATATTTACTAAATAAAGAAAATGGTCTTGGACCTATTGTAATGTCTCCTCCGGTCGTTTTTCCGTCTAAACCGTCAGGAATTGTATGAGTGACTGACTCTTCTAAATTTGTATAAAATTTAGAGCCATCAGTACCTACATTTTCAACTGTAATATCCCCAGATACTCCTGCGATATTTAAGTTATTATCTAATTCTTGATTAGATTTTAAAGAGTTATTTGTATTTCTAGAAGTAAGTTGAGATTGAACCCCGTCAGGATTTTCTAAATCAACGTCAAAGCCGGCTGCCCTTTTAATAGAGTTTATCCCACCTTGAATTCCTTTACTGATTCCCTTTCCAACCGAATTAGTCGCACCTTTTATATTAAGTCCTGGCATGTAATTATATAATATTATTTAAACTAGTATTATATATATTCAGATTTATTCCTATGCTTTTAAGTTATCGTAATCTGGTCCTGTTGGTCTAAAAAGTAATTTATCGTAGTATTTTTTATTGGAAGGTGCTCTATCTCCTAAAAACTTTTTAAGATGAGCTTCAAATACTCCTTTGGATTCATAATAATATTGGCCTTTAGAATAAGAGGATCTTGTGGCTTTTTCATATAAATCTCTTAATTCTTTTTCAATTAAAAAATCTTGAATATTATTATATAACTCTGAAATCTGGTTATATGATTTGGTACACATAACTGAATCGACTACAATTGAATAGGTTTCAGCGTTCGCATCTAGATATTTAGTAAGTTCATCTTTAGTTTTAAATTTATCTCTATTAAATCTAAATTTAGTTGAACCTCCATCGAAATTTTTATCAAAGTTCATATCGAAGAAATACCTTTTTAAAAAATTAATGTCATCATAGAACTTAACTATTCTAATCTGATATTTAGGCATTGTCTCATCGAACTTAACGTCATATATAATTGCCCTTACCGGAAAAACTATATTTGAATATCTTGTGTTTGAAATTAAAGCGTGAATATATTCACCTTTACTAAAAAGTCTATGATTAACCATTATCTACAAACTTTACAAAATCAAACTTGCTTAAAATTGCTTTAGAAGGTATTTGATCCATGTTTAAAACATTTAAAACGAAGCTAATTTCTCTTTCAGTTATTGAATTTATTAAATCCTTTGTATTAGAAACTGTATCTATATTTAAGTTTTTAAACGAGTATACTACTGTTGTGATAGGTTTCTTTTCAGGATTAACTGCGTTTTTTAAAGATTGGATAATATTTAAACCTATGATAGAGTCTATTGGCTCCTCATTATAAGGATCTGCCTTTATAAGTTTATTTTTAATTATAGAATAATCTATGATACTTAATTGAGGATCTTCAATTGATCTTACGAACTTATTGAAATCTCTCTTTGATTTATACCAAACACATTCTATATTTAGATTACTATCCATTTTTCTTTTCTTGCAACTCTTTTATTTTGAGTTCCAAATTCTTTATTTTAAAATCAATTTCAGAGGGAGAAGCTTTATAATGTTCTCCCCAATCTGAATCAATTTGTATCTGTATTTTAGATTTAGAGTTTCCTAATTCTAGACCAACGTCTATACAAAGTTCTTCAATAAATTTAATTTTGTTCGATATACTATCAAACTCATATACTGTAGTAGATTCGTAAGTTTCTCCAGCACCGTTAATATTGTCATCAACCACTGATCTAATTACGCCATTATCTGCTAGTTGTAATTTAATTTCCTGCATTTTTTCTAGCTGCTAAAGATTGTTGAGCTTCTCTTCTTAATACATTTGCCTGTTTTTTATCAGCTCTATAAGTATCTTTATCTTTAATTGCAGTTATTGTCCATGCTTCTTCTAATTTAGAAATTTCATCAGAGTTATATCCGAAAGATTCCCAAGTTTCTTTTAATATATTTAATTTAGACATTAGTTGCTCTTCAATTGAGTCTAATCTTCTCTTTTCGTTTATACGTTCTGATTCTTTTCCGTCTTCAGCCATTTTAGTATACCATGCTATTCCTTGCTCTGAAAATCTACCGAACATGTTTTTTATTTTTAAAAAACCTGCTTGTCTAAATTGTTGTCTTTTTTGCTTTCTAGCGTATGATGATCCTTTTGCCATTTTTATAAATGTTTAATTGATTATAGTATATTTATACTTTTTATATTATGAGTAGTATTCTTTTAAGAATTCT